TTAGGCCGTTTAGTATTTCAGCTTCGAGCATCGGCGCCAACCACCAAAGAGAAAGAGTCTGGATTGTGGCGAACTCCGGACGCTCACGTGGGCCGTGGTCCGAGCTCCGAGAAGAGAATGAAAATGAAACTCGAAAAGAAAATGCCAATCAGTTTGAACGATCAAGTAGCACATCCAAATCTAATGTGGCCGACACCAACGAGTCAAACAGCAGGGAAAGGCAAAACACTACAGACACTAACAACCAAGGATGGACAACCAGCGAAACCAGGAGAGAGAGCATACAATCCAAAGACAGGGAAACATTACCAAGTAACACTAGACAGAGCGGTAGCGATGTGGCCAACACCAGAGAGTGGCAAAGAGAAAACAACTGGGCAGTTGAACCCAACGTGGGTAGAGTGGCTTATGGGATACCCAAGCGGGTGGACAGACTTAAATGTCTCGGAAACAGTCTCGTCCCACAAATCCCCTACTACATCGGAAAAGTAATTTTGGAGGTAATGAGTGGAAAAACTGATTAAAGAAACTTTAGCCATAGCTTCACAGCTCGTGACAAAAGTAGAAAATAAAAAATTAAAATTAACTAAACGAATGTTAATGAATGATATCAAGATGATAAAGCTTAACTTACTATTAATACAGGATGAAGATGCTGCTAAAAGACAAACACAGTCAAAAGATTAAAATAATATTTGGTCCACCTGGCACAGGTAAGACAACACATTTATTAAACATCGTTGAAAAAGAATTACAACAAGGAACACCACCAGATAGAATAGGATACTTTGCTTTTACAAACAAAGCTGCAGATGAAGCAATAACAAGAGCGATGGAAAAATTTAATTTAAGTAGAAAAGATTTAAAATTTTTTAGAACTCTGCACAGCATGGCTTATAAAACATTAGGTTTAGATAACCGGGATGTGATGGGCGATAAAAATTACGCTGAGGTGTCTAACTATTTACAGTTTAAATTAGTTAATCCTAGTAAAACAGTTAGCGATCTTGGTGTTCAGCAACCACAAGATCCTTATTTACGATTAATAGATTCTTCCAAAGTTAAAAATGTTTCCTTATCACATGAGTTTTTAAATAATAGAGAACACATACAAGGTGGATTTGAAAAACTTAGTTATATAGCCAGGGGATTAGAAATCTATAAAGATAAACATACCTTGTATGATTTTACTGATATGATTTTAGAGTTTAACAAAAGAAAAGATTCTCCAAAATTAGATGTGGCCATCATAGATGAAGCACAAGACTTAAGTTTTATACAGTGGCAAATGGTAGAAATTATTATTAGAAACTGTGAACGTGCATACATAGCTGGCGATGATGACCAAGCAATATTTGATTGGGCTGGCGCTGATACAAAAAGATTAGGATTAATCGGAGGTGAAAGAATAATTTTAAATAAATCATATCGAATACCAAAGCGCATACATAGTGTTGCACAAAAACTAATTACAAAAATAGATGATAGAGTAGAAAAAGATTGGAGTCCTAGAGACGATGAAGGCGCTGTAAAATATCATCGCTCACGTTTTAATAATAGTATTGATTTTAAAAATGGGTCATGGTTAATTTTAGCAAGAACAAATTATATAGCTGAACAAGTTATTGATGATTTGCAAATGAGAGGATTTTTTTATGAGTATAAAAATAGATCTTCTGTTTCTGATAAAATGATGAGTGCTATACAAGGCTGGAAAAAAATACAAGAAGGGACTCCTATACAACTTGGAACAGTAAAAGATATTTATCATTACATATCAGGTAATGGTAACATAGAAAGAGGATTTAAAGATTTAAAAGATGCATCTGATGACGTTGAATATAACTATGAATCGTTGGTCGTGAATCATGGGTTGAATGTCGATGTCAATACTGATTGGAACTTTGCTCTTGATAGAATACCGAGCTCACAAAAACGTTACATAAATGCTGCTATGAGAAGAGATAAGAATTTTTATAAATCAAAAAATATAAAAATTTCTACGATACATGCATCTAAAGGTGGCGAAGCAGACAATGTTATGTTACTAACAGACTTACCTACAAAAGTAGAATCAAATCTTTCCAACAAGATAAATGACGAAAGGAGAGTCTTTTATGTTGGTGTCACAAGAGCTAAAAAATCTTTACACATTATTTCATCACAATCAAACAGACAATTTAAGGAGCTATAATGATCTGTAGTAATATTTTAAAACAAGCACAAGAATTGGTTGAAGGAGATCGTCAAGAAGAATATGGCGATAAACTTAAAAATCACAAGAACATCGCTGCATTGTGGTCTATCTATCTACAAAGGGAAATCACTGCTCATGATGTGGCGATGTGTATGGCTTTAGTAAAAGTGGCAAGACTAATCCATGCACAAAAAGACGACAGCTATGTAGACTTAGCTGCTTATGCTGCTATTGCAGGAGAAATAAAAAAGAGGGATAAGTGAATCAACCTTCTCTTTTTCAACCACCTAGTGAGTGGGTGCCACCTGAAACTGTTCCTAATCTTTCAGATGCAAAAGAAATAGCCATAGATTTAGAAACGCATGATCCAAATATAAAAACTACAGGTCCTGGTTGGGCAATAAAAAAAGGTAAAGTTATTGGTGTAGCGTTGGCCGTGGATGGTTGGCAAGGATACTATCCTATTGCACATGAAGGTGGTGGTAACTTTGACGAAAATATTTTTAAGAGACAGTTAAAAGAAATATTAGAACTCCCTTGTGATAAAGTATTTCACAATGCCATGTATGATGTAGGGTGGTTGGATGCCATGGGTTTAAAAGTTCATGGTAGAATAATAGACACTTTAGTTGCTGCACCTTTGGTAAATGAAAACAAATTTAATTATACTCTTCGTGAACTTTCAAGAGAGTATGTAGGTGAAACAAAATCAGAAGCTGCACTGTATGAAGCTGCGAAAGAATGGGGCGTGGATGCTAAAAGTGAAATGCATAAAATACCAGCCATGTATGTTGGACCTTATGCAGAACAAGATGCTGCTGTTACTTTAAAATTATGGCAAGCTTTAAAAAGAAAAGTAGAATCAGAAAATGTTCAGGCGATATTTAATTTAGAATCAGAGTTGTTCCCTGTTTTATTTGCGATGAAAAAGAGGGGAGTTAGAATTGATATAGAAAAAGCAGAACGTATTAAAAAAGATTTTGAAAGTTCAGAAAAGAAAATTTTACAAAGTTTAAATAAGACATGTGGATTTGAATTAGAAATATTATCTCCACTGTCGATTGCTAAAGCTTTTGATAAACTTAAAATAAAATATAACAAAACAGCAACAGGACTACCAAGCTTTGATAAAAATTTTCTATCAACGCATCCACATAAATTTGCACAAGATATAGTAAAGGCAAGAGAATTTAACAAAGCAAGAACAACGTTTGTAGATTCTATTTTAAAACATTGTCACCGAGGACGAATACATGCTGATACAAATCAATTAAGATCTGAAACAGGTGGCACAATAACTGGTAGATGCAGTATGCAGAACCCAAATCTACAACAAATACCAGCTAGAAATAAAGAAATAGGTCCAAAAATCAGACAATTATTTATACCAGAGGACGGTGAAACGTGGGGTTGTTTTGATTATTCACAGCAGGAGCCAAGGCTTTTGGTTCACTATGCTTCTATTGTAAGTAAAAACCAGCAAGAACACGGAAATTTGCCTCTCAGAGGGGTTAAAACTTTGGTTGATGGTTATACCAAGGGAGACATAGATTTTCATCAGAAGGTGGCTGAAATGGCTAATATAGATCGTAAACAAGCAAAGACTATTAATCTTGGCATGATGTATGGTATGGGTAGGGGTAAACTAAGCAGTGAATTAGGTTTGCAAAGCCAAGATGCCGAAGAAATATTTGAAAAATATCATTCTACTGTGCCATTTGTAAAAGAACTAACAGAACTTACACAGCAAAGAGCAGGGCGAGTAGGATTTATCAAGACAATATTACAGAGAAAATGTAGGTTTGATCAGTGGGAACCAAATAGTTGGGGTTTTCATAGAGCTCTACCAAAGAAAGAGGCTGAGTTAGAGTATGGTCCTAATCGTATTAGACGTGCCTACACATACAAAGCTTTAAATAAATTAATACAAGGGTCCGCTGCCGATCAAACAAAGAAGGCAATGATAGACGTATACAAGGAAGGAATAGTACCTCTAATACAGGTGCATGATGAACTTGATATATCTTTCTCTAGTGAGGAACAAAAGAATAAAATTGTAGAGATTATGCAGTCAGGCATACAATTAGAAGTTCCCTCTAAGGTAGATTGTGAAGTCGGTGCATCTTGGGGTGAAGTTGGATAAGAAACATAAGAAAGGTTTTATAAACCACACAAAAGCCATATTATGGCTGACCGAAAATAATTACTACGTATTTAATAACATCAGTGGCCTTGGGCCGTGTGACGTGATTGCTATGAATGATGATGGAGACATCATTAAAATAGATATTAAAAGTGAGAGCATAAGAAAGACAGGCACTCATGCAGGACATAAGATACGAAGAATGCCAAGTGAACAACAGAAAAAGATGGGCGTCAAATTACTCATGGTAACTAAGGAGGGAAAATGCTACTTTTATAATGATGATTAAGATTTATTTATTAGTAGTGAGCTTGTGGGGGTTTAATGGATCAGCTTGGGTTTATACCGGTAATCAAATGGTATACCAAGAAAAGTTTGAAGATCTTAAAGTATGTCAGGAAATGGGCAGAAAGTTCATGAAGTTTGATATGAATCAATACTTTACTTTTAAAGTACAATGTATTGAGGATGTAAGAAAAGATATTTAATCTAGTAGCTTATCTAATTTTTCGTTTATTTCTATA